CTGTGACCTTATAGACCGAGAAATCTGTTGCGGAGAAGCCCGCTCCTACCGATGTTCCGCCAAGCGCCCAGACGCCATTCGAGCAAAAGTTAAATACAGCATTCTCAAAGGTCATCAACTTGAAGATCGTACCAGCGTCGATGATCTGCAATACTCCGCCATCTGTAGCTACTAGATCGTTGATCTTCTCCGCAGTTGGGTCTGCTACCTGATAGCAGTTACCAGCAACCGTGAAGTCATCTTGTATAACTTGAGAAAAGTAGAGTTTGTTCTTGAACCCGAAGAACACACGGCCTGCCCCGAAAGCAACTGCTGTTGGGCGCGATGTCTCCGTAACAACAGGAAGCCCGGGGATGCCAGAGGCCGCAGAGCGATCCTTATTGAAGGCTTCAAGAATATACGTTCCCAGTGGGGCAAGAGTACTGCCTACATATGCTTGGTCGTAGGATTGAGGAATAAAGTCATTAGAACCAGTGTCGATATCAATCTGCTTACCGACCCACCAACTCTTAGCTTTCTGTGGGTATTTCCCAATAATCGAGAAGTAGTTATCGAGGACTTGGATATGGTAAAAGTTATCCCCTGACGGGTTATTGGTAGTGTAGGCATTCCAGCCTTGATTATAGAGATCGTACTTCTGTGTAGCGGTAAGAGTTGTAAACTGATCGGTATACCCCATATCATGATCCTGTAATTCAAGATCACGGATACGGATGACTAGTTCGGTTGTAGAAATAGTATTAGTGGCTTTATCGTACTGAATGACAAAGGGTTCAATGGCCTCTCCTACAACAAAAAGAGCCCCCTTTCCCGCGGCCATCTGGACTCCGTATTGACTCGTACTGTAGTACGCAGGTGTACGGAAGTCATCCAGATCGACAGAGAATGGAAGCTCATCTGCTGAAATAGTCTCGGAGTTCATATTATAGAACATGAGTTTGTTGCCACCTTGGGCAACAAGGAAGTTCAATGTACCATCTTCAGAAACTGAACGCCAGACAAAGGTTTTGACGTAGATATCCGCGAACTCACTATCAGTCCATGACTCATTGGACGGCTCGAAACCATCCTCAAAGTCAATACCCAGACGGCGCTTCCGGGAGCCTTTACGGTCCAGATCGCAGTTGTCTTCGTCAATAGTCGTATTCGGAGGGTTGTTCAGTTCGGTACAATCCGAGACTAAACCCCCCACGAAATTATTGACTACAACTTTGTTCGCGGTTCGAGACAAGTAGGAAACCCTCAATAGCTTTGTCGGCAAACGTCTTGGATGTATAACGGCCCTTTAAGGGCAGGGGGATTGTGCCGCCTTCTTTATAGACGACTTCCCAGAACATCGTGTCTCCAATGATCTTAGAAATTAGGTGCTTTGAGGCGATTGTTGGAGCGCCCTGCGCGGCGTCCATAATTTGGCCCGGTGGAACCAGTACTCTCTTTCTGGGTATCACTGGTCCGGTTTTTGTGGTTTTGGAGTCGAAGACGCTGTCCACGAGATTGTCCCTCGATTTTGTTGTTCTGTTGTTGCTTCAGATTAAAGAAGCAAGTTGATTTAGACTCTGCAAGAAGCAGAGGAAAGAAGTTATCATCTATATCTGGTATGAAGCTATCAGATACAGTCCACACAGGCATACGAGACATCTGGCATCGCGTCTTAGTCCCTAGCACTTGGGTGGGGTCGATGGAAGTATCCAGTGAGTCCACGGCGATGTAATGATCGTCGAAGGTAGTCCAGAACTGCGGGGCCTTGTCATTGTAGATATGATAGACCAACCCAGTATCAGGGTCAGTGATCGCCACTGCGGTCGCGTCACTCGTATTAGTACCAGACACCAGATCAATAAACTCGATTGGGTCTCGATACTTCAAGAAGCTATAAGCATCTGTCGTATCACCCGACTGCTGTACATTATATTGTAGCCATTTGACGATTGTGACATCATCGGGGATTTTGAAATAGTTGATAGCACTAGGGAAGTCAGTGAGGTTCATAGTCTCCAATGCACGAAGCTGGAGAAACTCAGGAACCGTCTGGTCGGTGATTAGTTGGTAGTAGACATCGCGAATAGTGGAGGCGATCTGTGCCGACTCAACAGTATCGCTTATAGAAGTGACTTCATCGCTGTCCATATCGGACATGATGGACTGAACCATCTCTAGCAATGTCATCTTCATTTGGTTGGGTCCACTGGGTGGAAGTTTAGAACATCCTGTTCTGCTTTGAGTAGATCAGTAGGCGCGATGACGATAGGCTTGTCTATAGGTGCGATTGTAACACCAGCAGGTCCGGGCTCTCCTTGCTTACCACGAGGGCCCCGAGCAAGTTCTCGCTTCTCCAAGTAGTTCTTAAGAACTATGGTCATCTGGATACCCATCCACACAATAGTCATGGTGGTGGCGATAGCGGAAAGAACGGGTGGTAGCCAGTCCGTCCAACTCACTACCGTAGCCGTTACTGCTACCGCGTTTCCTGTCTGCACTACCGTTCCTGTATGTGGTATATTATCGACGAGCATATCAGCTAACATTGACAAGTAGCGTCACCGTGAAGGGTGCCGTCCCTGTCGAAGCCCCGTCAGTACTGACCTTAATCAGACTACCAGCAACTACAGTATTATGGCCTGAGGGTGTAGAAGAGTATTGGTCACCAGCCGCAGAACCGGACTGGAGAACGCTCATAGCCGAACTGTCGATGGCAACACCACCGATAGCGAATGTGACGGCAGAATTAGCTCCAGAGATTGCAGCCCCCAGAACACCATCAATTCGTGAGATAACGCCTGCGACTGGCGCTACAACGTAGAAATCTCCTGCTGTAGAAATGTCAACAATGACCGCTTCAAGGGTGACGTAACTTACCTTGGGGGTCGTCCATGCACCAGAGCCCGCACCATCGGCAAGATAAGCCTGCCCGGAGGTGGCCGTAGCCACCCCCTTCGGTTCATGCAGGTCCACACCAGTAAGGTCCTTGTGGTGTGCCATTAGATGTAGACACCCGCCGCGAGTAGAGCCGTGCGATGGGCATTGATGGAAGTCTTGAACGTCGCGTTCTCGACGATAAGGGCCGCTACCGTAACCTTCAGGGCCGCAACTGCGGCGATGAGTTGTACGATATTAAGTCGGTCCTCAAGAACACCTTCCTGAAGTTCAGCTACCGTAGGGGTGGCAGCATCGGCGACTGTCCACGCACCATCCGGCGTCGGGAACGAACCTGTCGTCGCGGTAATCGTGAAGACAGTAGGAGTCGTTGCGCCGTCTGTCGCGGCAACACCCGCGTTGGCAGCCGGGGCTGACTGTGGCGTTAGTGCATCACCATCAGCAGCTACGAGAGAGCCGTCTGGCTTGCGGATACTATCCACAACCAGTTCGAGCCCGCCCATATCCATGCGGTGACCTTTTTCATGAGTGAAAGACATTTAGTTCTCCTTACGAGAGCAGTGGGGGTGTTTTAAGCCCCCACAGCATCAGGTATTAGGCGTAGACAGGCGTACCGTCATGCGTGACGGGCTCCGGCATACGATAGGAAACAATGAGTCGCCCATTACCAGCCGTAAAGCTGGCAGTTAAGACGGAAGCCCACAAGTAGCCAGTCGTAGCAAGTACAGTACCAATCAAGGCACCAGTACCAGTCTGAACGTCATCGACACCGTCGAGGTTTGCAACAGCACCATCAGTACTATTGAACAAACCATCGTCGTCGATTTCGACACCAGCCGCCGTAACCAAACCGAGGTTAAGGATAGCTGTTGCTCCAGTAAAAGCCGCATTGACCGACAACGTGGCGGACTCAATTACAGCACCTGCTGGAATACAGGCATTTGGATAGTCACCGTAGATAACACCCGTAGTGTTAGCCGACTGGAACGTCGGAAGACGCTTCCAATCAATGACAGCCTGAAGTGTCTGACTGTCACCAAAAACCACCGGAGAACCTACGACTGCATCACGAGCGGAACCCTGTCCATAACGAACAAGCAGGCCGTCAGAGTTGAGCCAGTAATCGGTGGGACGAAGAACCGTATTAGTCATTTATGTGTTCCTTTTCCCTTATATTACGAGATAACCGCAGAGCCGGTATTGGTCAGACAGACCACCAGATTTTCCGGGCGGAACAGTTTGACGCCGTAACGTGCGGTCGTCACATACTCTTCACGCTGGAAATCCTGATTGAACTTGCTGTCAACCTTAGGCATCTGACGCCACGCACCCTTGAAGGGCGTGATATCCGAAGCCGCCGAGAAGAACAAGTTCGCTTTGCCAGTCGTATCCGTGGCAACTGCGCTTACAGTCTCAGACGCTGCCGAAGCAAGGAACTGAGAAGTGTAAACGTCGAAGCCGTACACGTTCTTGATAAAGCGCATACCGGAAGCAATACCGTCAGCGACGATACCCTCCCACGCTTTATTGTTCGACACGTTGACCAGATTGGTCAGCGTATTGAGCGTGTACTCCACAGACGGATCGACAATCGCGATCAGGTTCGTCTGAGGCACGTTGGCCTTTTTCAGGGCGTACAACGCCTTGGCAAAGTCCTTGACCGTGATGTCCTGAACCGAGCCCGAGCCAACGAAGCGGTGAGCCGCACCATTGATCGTATTCGGATCAGACAGAGTCTGCGAGTTCGCGAGTTTCAGGATGTCTGTCTCAACACGTTCCATGATCGCGCGATGTTCCTTAGGAACAAACTGCGACATGATCTGTGCCGAGATGTACGAGTCCTGCTTATCCTTTTCGGTGATGTACGTACCGCTGGACAGATACTCGGTGATCGAGAAGGTGAAGTTACCAGTCGCGAACGCACGATACTTGATCGCCGTATCTTCGACGTAGTCATCAACTTCCATCTGACCGATAGACGGGATATTAAAAGTCGTACCGTCCGGGAAGTCCGTCATCCAGTCCACGTAAGTCGTGGCCTGAAGGTCAGCAAGCAGAATATCCTTAATCTGCGTACTGTAAAGCTGCGCTCTGACCTGATAGTCAGGGGCAACCGAGGTAAAACCAGCCATGGTTTCTTATCCTGTTATGTTAGAGTTGGTAGGTGCCAGCTTGTACAGCCTTCCAAATCTCCTGCTGGATACGAGGCGTAAAGTATACTCCGCGGCCCTGAGTTTTCAGGATGTTATCGTAGTATGCTTTAGTTCCCGGTGTAGGAGCGTTGGGGGTGAGATTGGGAGTGTTCTCACGCACTACTCTTGTAGGGTCCAGAGGTTCTCGACTCGGCGTCACTTCCTGCCCCATGATCTTGAGGAAGGCTGACGGACTCTTTGCAGCAATGTCCTTAAGGGCTTCCAGAGTCATACCAACTTCGGAGGCTTTGGCCTTGACCGCATTGGCCGCATTTTCAAGCGAACCAAGTGTCTTGACCATCTGGTCATTAGCAGCATTGATATTCTGCTGAGCAGTACGGTTACGCTCAGTCTGAGTCATAGCTTCGGAAACAAGAGTTTTAATGCTATCTGGCGTCAACGCAGGACTGGTTGGTTCCCTTGACGGCTGAGGATTAGCGGTCTTCAGCGCTGCAATCTCCTTGCGGAGTTCGTCTAGTCTTTCATCGGCTAGAGCGGAGTTTCGAGCCGCTTCGAGGGCTGTAGCATTTTCCTGCTTCAGACGTTCGATAAAAGCATCGGCTTCGACTTTACCACGGGCGAGGTCTTCGACCGTCTTAAACTTCTTACCTTCACCGACGAGTTCGGCAAGAGTAGCTTCATTACCCGTGGTCTTCGGGGTTTCAAACACGTCGGTCATTATTATTTCCTTTTGGTCAGGGAATAGATTAGCTGAAGTGTACGGTACTGTCCATTCCGATCAGCTTCGCGGAAGGACCAATTCGGATTATTATACTCGGACTCAGGGGAACGACTCAGACGATCCATCTCACGTTTGATGATATCTCCGAGTATGTCGAGGACGGGAGAGTTCTGAACTAGTTCCAGACGCTGTGCCTTAGCCGCTTCATCTCCCTGAGAAATATCCTCAAACCACTTGGCTCCTATATTATTCACTAGGCTTGGTCACCTTTCATAAGACTTAGGGCCTGATTACGGTCTGTATCAAGTTCATACCGCGGTGTCGTACCAGTCTGACCTGCATTAGGCGGAGCAGCAGCGGACGCGGCAGAAGCACCAGCCGCCGAAGGCGTAGTCCCCGAAGTATCATGCGGCTGTACACCCGGGGGCGTATTAGCAGACTCCTGTGCGAGGGCCTGACCACGTTCCATCAACTTCTGGGTCTCCAGAGTCTCGAAAACACGGATGTTATCTCCATAAATCTCATAGTCATCGAAGTCCGCGAGTTCTTCAGCAATACGGGCAATCTTCTTACCAGAGATATGGACCTTCACCGCATTATCCTGCATGAATGCAGAATTTAGGAGACCAGAAAGGTTCTGTAGTTGATTGGCCCGATACGCGAAGTGAGAAGCGCCCTCCGGGTGGAGAATACCATCCGCGGTGATGTCTTCCTTCGTAATTGTCGAGAAGATGACTGCATCGACCTTCGAGTCGAGCGTTCTGGTCACGTCATTACCCGTCATGTTCTGACGGGCGAGCATGAGCATATAATTCAGGAGCGGTTCAAGGAATATAACTTCAAAATGCCTGATCTTGTTCAAGAAGATACGAGAAGCGGCATTGTCGAGGACCTGAACCTCAAACTTTGTCTTTTCACCCGGGGAGCGAATACCCATCGCCTCTTTCGGGGCTCCGGCCATCTCTTCCATGGTACGCATCAGAGTCTCGATCTGCATATCAGCATTCAGAGCCTGAGTCTCAGGATGAAGATAGGTTACATCACCATCATCCCCAGTATAGATACGCTCACCCGGGGCGTCCCCGAAGTCCTGAACATATCCTTTGACTTTCTTCTGGGGATAGGCGATCATATCGAAGACATCAGCCTTCAGATTTTCAAGATGGTCAATACGATATTGCATCCCAACCAGATTATCAAGAGGCCCCATAGCGTACAGGTTATCAGGGCGTTGACGCCATCCGGCGTGGAAAAAGCCTCCATGATTTATCCAATTCGGGTTCTGTTTCTGGAATACGACAAATGCACGATCAATAACTTGGATGACTTGGTTCTCTAGAAACTTCTCGGACTGAATATCATAGATATCCCCGAAGAAGGTTAGAACCTCAACGTAGTCCTGCTGATAGTAGACCTGAAGAGAGCCGAAGCCATCAATGGCATAGCCTTCGGCCTTAAGTTGGTCCCCCTGCGCCATGGCTCGGACCTGTTTACGAATATTCACTGAACGGTTGATTGCCGACTGATAAAGTCTGTACTCGTCGGAGTCTTTACCCCATTTATCGGCTTCTTTTGCAAGCTCTCCGAGAGTCGAGATAGTTCGTATGATCTTAGGACTGTCCTTGAAACTTGGAGCCGTGGGGTTGAAAACAATGTCATAAGGAGACACACGAACAATGCGAGGCCCAATATAACCACGGATAACCTTTCCTGTCTTCTGGTCTTTCGTAGACTCATCAACCCACTTGGCAGTCGCAAAGACATTACCGTAGTCGATGTAGTCCAGAAGAAGCTGTGAGATCACGACCTGCGCCTGATCCTGCCGAAGTTTAGTCCGCATGTAGGACTCAATCGCTTCTGACTTCTCCCGCGTCTGGTCGTCAGAGCAATTACCTTCCCAATGTAGCCACTCCGAGTTCGGGAATAGCGCCGCCATGTAATTGGCGTGGAGGTTATCTCTGATCTGAGTCAGCTTCGGGAGAGTCGTTGAGTTCTTCCAAGGGAGACGAGCATTTGAGGTCTTCTTCGTGTCAGTCGCGAAGATATAATCCCTAATTTCGGACTTCTCTGTCAACCACGGACGACGGTAATTATCCCATTCAATATACTTGTAGGCGACAGATCGGGCCATCTGGTCTTCATTACCAGCCATCACCTCGCCAATTTCTAAGACTCTACCCGTCAAAGTGCTACTCCGCCAAAGCGTTGATTGAATTGAACGACATTCGAGTGAGCCGTCGAGCTACCTTGCATACCCATAGGAGGGACAGCAATCTCGATAGCAGAGGCCAGTGCATCCTTAATGTCATCATGGGGAGGGCGTCTCATGACCAACTCTTCTTCAAGTGTCTGACACTCACCACCCATGTAATGCCACATTTGGAGATTATCGTACCGAGTCTGAAGGATCGAGTCGATACGTTCCTCTTTAGTACCCTCATTCCGGTTCGGGTTATGTTCGTCTATACTGAGACCGACGCCATTGGGAACGAGATACGCAGACTTCAATTCTTTTACAATGGCAATCTGTGCGACAGTCGTTTCCGCTCGGAGTTTACGAAAGTCCCATTTAATGTGTTTCCGTAAGATGAGGTCGTAATAATCTTTGATACGATCCGTCTTCGTTCGTTCGATATCAAGTACATAGATATTGGATCGCGCATCAATGCCGATGACAACAAGAGCCGTGTAGTCAGCCCTTTTAGTTCTGGAGAAAGCAAAGTCGATGGCTGCATAGATATTCAGATGGTTTCCGTTGACAGACCAGTAGTTACCTTCGCGCTTAAGATGCTTTGCTTCATAATACTGGAACTTGGCTCTATCGACGGGAGCATCAGCAAGATCATTGGGATCATTGTAGTACTGGGCCCTGAACTGGGTCTGGTCAAGATACTGGGCTCGCTTCTTGGCCAATAAACGCTGGTCAAAGCCGAACCATTTACCATCAGCGCGTTGCTGTCTAGGCCAGAGAAACTGCCCAGTGCCATCACCAGCATCTTCAACCTGTCGTTCAAATAGCTCATAGAGTGGCTCAGAAGCGATAACGTTTCCCGTGTCGTCATAGATATCCTCTTCCATAGACATGAGTTCAGAGTAGAGGTCCTTGGGATGATATCGAGTACCAACAACCCATTCCATCGCCTCCGCGCCCTCGATTGAGGACAGGAGGGAATACTGAGACCGAACCTTGGAACGACCTTCATTAGTGAGGGCATTATCGCCTGTTACCACGTCGTCCATCACAGCAATGTCGCAGTGCATACCCACCAAGTTGGTAGTAAGACCGCCTGTGAATACGGTAGGGTCTCGAACACCTTCTTCTTTACGTTTCGGGTGATCGACAGAGATTTCCGTCGAAGTCCACCGCTCTCGCTTACCCTCATCAATATTGACCATTTCTGGCCAGTACTTCCGATAGACAGGAGAAGTCAGAATGTCCTTGATGAACTTAAGCTGCTTCTCGGCGAGGTTTGCAGTAGACGAAATATAGAGAACACGGATGGTAGGGTCTTTAGTGATGGCCCATGCCACCCGGAACGCCACGAGACGAGACTTCTGATGGTCACGAGGCAACAGTAGAAGCTGAAATCGCTTGGAGTCCTCTCGGACCCACCAGTTACAAATCTCTGTGTGGATGGACCCCATAACCTGCTTGGGGGAGACCAGACGGATGAAGCTCTCCAAGTCCGCTTCAGCGAGAGCCTTGATCTCTTCACGCTTCGACATTATACCGCCTGATTAGCGAAGAAATCCTTAACAGACTGCCAGAGAGTTTTTGGAGCAACTCGAACAGGTAATGCTCTAATGGAGTTCAATTCAAGTTTGAGACGTTCATTCTCTTCCTTGACGATTTTAAGCTCATCAATCTGGAGATTGACACCATCTTCCACCTGACTTCTCAACTGTTCATGTTTCTGATGAAGTTCTTCATGAGCTTTCAGGAGATCACTATTGATAGTACTAATAAGTTTAGGTAGGGGGTATCCTGCGGCCTCTGCCTGCGCCATATTGAAAATATGCGTATTGCAGTAGGCATTACCAAAAGTATCTTTACCTGTCTCTCCAAGGATAACATGCCAAGCAGGGGCTTGTTCACTATCTTCAGGGCGACCGCGATACAGAAACTCTTCAATATGGACTTTAGACATTTATTGTTCCTTTACTGGACGAGTTCGCCAAAAAGAGTTGCACCACCATCCGTAGTCCATACTCGAACATGATTTACGCCACTAGCCCGAAGTGTAGGCACTGAACCTGCAAGCCACGTTATCGTCGGCCATGTCAGTGTGAAGGCAGCACCATTCGTGATAAACATATCAACGTAGTTGAACTTCGCTGACCAGCCTGTGAAGACAATCGGACCCGCCGCTGTGATCGTGGCGCTTTGCGAGTTGCCGTTTAAGGCATTGAAGGTATAGACGCCCGACTTTTTTGTGACCAAAACATAGGGTGGAAGCGAACCATACTTTGTTCCAATTCCGGTATCGGACACAGGCGTTGTCGTGCCAGATGTACTGCAAAAGGAGCGCAATTCTGTGTTCAGCGCAATAGGGAGAAGCTGAACAGCAATACCACACTCTTCCGCATAAACTTTATCCAGTGTAGTGCGATTGCAATTCGCCGACAAATCATCCCGACCAATTTTTATTCCGGTTCCGCACCACGAAACCTCCGGTGCCCACACCATGGTATCGCCAGCAAGATTTATGTCGATACCAACAACATGCCCTTTTCCTCCACCGTTCAGAACTGGGAACTCGATCCAATTAAAGTTCGCACGAGTTGATGTACCCCCCATCGTCGTGCCAAGCCAAATAGCACGAGCACCCTGCGC